TAAAATTCTAGCATTTGAATCAAATGCATCAAATGCAGTTGTTGGCAGCACTTCTTCAGCTTCAGGAACGGTTGATACTGCACAGGATGCAGTTCTTTCTGATATCTCATTTACTGGTGGTCTTGCATCCCCAGAATTAGAACCAAACTCAGGAGAAATCGTATACATAGAGAATAGAAGAGAGATTACTAGAGCTCCTGACCAAATTGAGGACATTAAGCTAGTAATTGAATTCTGATTAGTTGACTTAGAGATCGTGCGAGATGCCCCAAAAGACTAACCTGAACGTAGCTCCATTCTACGACGATTTTGACCAAGAGAAAAATTTCTATAAAGTTTTAATCCGTCCTGGATATTCTATTCAGGCAAGGGAGTTAACTCAGTTACAATCTATTCTACAGAATCAGATTGAACAGTTTGGCAAGTACGCTTTTAAGCAAGGCGAACTTGTCATTCCTGGTGAGGTGGGTTTAAATACCAAACTTAACTTTGTTAAGTTGTCTTCTATTTCAGAAATTCCTGTAAATCAGGATGGGCAAATTGTATATAAAAAATACGATGCTAGTGGTCTTAAAGGGCAAACTCTTAGAGGTTTGACCTCTGGTGTCGTAGCAACTGTTATAGAGGCATTCACGGCGTCTGAGACTGCTTCTGATGTCATCTATGTAAACTATACTAATAGTGGCGATGCAGGAAATGAAGAAACTTTCCGACAAGGTGAAACACTAGAAGTAGTAGATGGAGTTAACACACCATTATTAGTTGTTGGAACTGATGGTAGTGTTCTTCCGACAAGTATTGAAGTAACTAATCCTGATACTTCGGAAGTTACATCCCTAGAAAGTCCCGCTATGGGATATGCTTCTGCTATAAAAGTAGAAGAAGGAATTTATTTTGTTAATGGGTATTTTGTTAGAAATGATACTCAGTTATTAGTCATTGATCGGTATTACAATAAACCATCAGCAAAAATTGGATTTAAGATTGTTGAAAGTATTGTAACTCCAGAAGAAGATGAATCTTTATATGATAATTCTATTGGATCTAATAACTATACTGCTCCAGGAGCACATAGACTTCAAATTGTATTAAACATTGTAAAATATTCTTTATCTGAAATTACAGATAAGAATTTTATTCAACTTCTTACAGTTCGTTCAGGAGTTGTACAGAGTATTGTATCTCAAACGGACTATAATTTACTAGAACAGACTCTTGCGAGAAGAACTTATGATGAGTCTGGAGATTATGTAGTTGATAATTTTTCATTAGATATTCGCGAATTTTATCAGGAAAATGGTAATCTGGGTGTTTATGGTCAAGATGAATTTGGATTAGTTAATGGTTTAGAATTACAAGCAGCAAAAGAAAAACTAGTTGCTAGTATTGGACCAGGAAAAGCATATATCAAAGGGTATGAAATTGTCAATAAAGAAACTAAGTATCTTAATGTTGGCAAAGCAAGAGAAACTTTAAATAGGGAAGATATTAGACTCAATACCAAAGGTCTACCTACTTATAAAGTAACAAATACATTTGGAACGATTCCATTAAATGCAGAAGGTTCCGAACTGACTGCATATCCTAATATTTTTCTGTGTAGTAATTTTAATGATGGTAGTATTGGATCAAACAATACAGAAGGAACTAATGATTCAAAACAAACATTAAGTCGTAGAGGACAGTTTTTTGATGTAAATTCTGGTATTAAAACCATTTACATTAATATTGATACATTCTATGCAAATACATATTCAACTTTAACGGATGCTAATTTTGAATCAGTTTTAGGAACCTTATGGTTTGTACAAACAAGAACTGATGTTGGAGAACCATCTGTAGTAAATTCTGTAAAATCTTTAGCATTTTCAAAAGTTAATAGAATTGAAGTCAATTCAAGTACTGGAGTAACATTCTTAGAACTTACTATTACAGGAAGAAAAGATTTACTAGATTCTTATTTCTTGGAGTATGATACTTCAGCAGGATCAAATTATAGGGAAGTTTATTTAACTGAAAATGATGCAATCAATGGTTCTACACCATTTGGAACTGTTATTGATTATAATGAAACAATCACTCCGGTAATTGGTCTTGCTAAACCAAGTAATTTTACTTTAATTGAACGAGGATCTGGATTTAATGAAGATTCGGATTCAGTAGTTTCTAAAGGCAGATTATCAAACGGTAATGCTGTATATAATACTACATTCGGATTATCATATTTTGACCCTCAGTTCTTTACTAAAATTTTATTAGACGAAGAAATTGTTGCAGATGGTAGATTTGCATCTGGTAAGTATGTTTATGGTTTAGAAAGCGGTGCTTATGGAGTTGTAGAAGGTCCATCCGATGGTAGATTTACAACTAATAAAACGTTGATGGTTAAGACTCTTTTCGGTAACTTTATGTCCGGAGAGACTATTAGGGATGAAGATAACAACTCAGTGAGAGTTGCAAAAGATAATACAATTTCACATTTTGTTGTAAACAACAGAGGTTCTAATTATGTTAATGGATCAAAATTAAGAATTGATGGTGTTGAATTTGATTCATCTAAAGTAACTTTAAGCATTGCAAGTGGTGCTATTATAAGTGCAGTTGTTTCTAACAGAGAACTATTCAAAAAAGAATATGCAAAACCTCCTGTCATCAATGTAATTCAAGGAGACGGTGGAGGTAATCCTACTGCGTCGGTGATTACACCAGTTCTTGTTAGAAATTCAGTAGTTACATATACCCCACAAAATGTTAAATCATTCTTCTGTGAGTATGGATCAGGAAATGCTAATAAATTTACTTCTGATGTAGAAGTCAATAAAGAAAAATTTGCCGAAATTACATCTATTACTAATTTTACTTTTAGTGGCACTAAAGGAAGGAAGTATATTGAATGTAATGGATTTGGTGGAGATGCAACTAAATTTGTCAATCAAGGAGATTTGATTCAATTTTCGGATTCTACAGATACTATCATTAGATCAATTGTACAATATTCAACAAAACCAGAAGGTGTTTTAAAATCAAGAGTTTATCTTGATAGATCTTTACCACAAGATGTAAGTAATAGTAGTGTTGTTAGAGTTCGTCCTTCTATTTCAAACTTCAATCAAGGAACGTTACTTTATAAAACTGGATCTAATCAAGTAAGTTCTATTGTAGTAGATAGCGAAGATTCAAAAATTGCTTATTTCTTAAGAAGAGATTTTGTTGCTACTGGTGTTGGTGGCGCAGGAGTAATTACTTTTGCTGCTCAACTCCCATTTGGAACACAAAGATTTGTTTCATTCTCAGAAGGTAATTTCTTAATTACTGTTTTGGATCCTGGTGATGCTCCTGATATTGTAGAAGGTGATATCGTTTATGTTACACAAGATCAAGTTATAATTAAAGCATCAAGCGATTCTGCTAGTGGATTAACTTCTGGTAGTGTAATGCTAAATCTAGCAGAAACATATTTTGGATCAATTCCTAGTGGTGGTGCATATCCGACGTTAAAATTAACTGCTACATTAGAAGTAACCAAAGCAAAACCAAGATTAAAAACTGCAGTAGTCAATAAGAGAATTGTCATTGATTCCCCTGGAGACATGATCATACCTTTTAGAGGAAGTGATTATGATTCAGAGAGTCTTGCCATTTATAGTTATGCTGATGTATATAAGTTAAGATATGTCTACGAAGGATCTTCTTCTGAACCTCCAGTTGTTGATAGAAATGGAAATCTTGTCAGTGGAATAGATGTATCTAATAGATTTACATTTGACGATGGTCAGAGAGATACAGTTTATGATGTTTCTCGTATTGTATTAAAACCAGGGTTTAATCCTCCATCTGGACAGATGGTAATTGCGTTTGATTATTTTGAACATACCAAAGGAGATTTTTGTACAGTTGATTCTTACCTCCATGAAGCAGGTGTAGGACCAGAAGAGATTCCTTCATTCAACTCACCAACGTTAGGTAAAATTTCATTAAAAGATGTTCTTGATTATAGACCTAAAGTAGATAACGATTCTATTATCTCTGGATTCCAGGATAATGCTTTATTATCAGCTGCTAATACTAGATCTTTTACAGGAACTGGTGGAGTTATTACAAGTACTCCCGCCCCAGATTCTAATTTAGAGTTTACATTCTCATTTACTCAAACTCAATATCTTGACAGAATTGATGCATTATTCCTTAATAAAAAAGGTGAGTTTATTATTAAAGAAGGTAACTCTTCTCTGAACCCAACAAAACCAGATTTAATTAGTGATGCAGTACCTTTGTACTATATGTACGTACCTGCATTTACACAAAGCAGTAAAGATGTAAGAATTACTCCTGTTGATAACCGTCGTTATACGATGCGTGACATCGGTAAGTTAGAGAAGCGTATTGAACGTCTTGAATATTATACACTATTAAGTGTATTAGAACAGCAAGCATTAAATATGCAAATCATTGATGCTGCCGGTGTTAATAGATTTAAGAGTGGGTTTATCGTAGATAATTTTGAAACTCATAAAATTGGTTCATTACAATCTCTTGATTATAAGTGCTCTATTGATACTCAGCAATCTGTTATGAGACCTCAATCAAAAGAGGATTCTTTTACTTTAGTTGAGGTTAATCAGCGAGATGACCAGAGATCTATTTCTGGTTATGTTAAAAACAATGATCGTGTCACATTACCATATTCAGAATTAGAATTATTGGGTAATAGTTTTGCTACAAAGACTATTAATCCAAATCCATTTGTTGTCCTACAGTACGTTGGTGATGCATTTGTCGGACCTAATGTAGACTCTTGGTATGATACAAGTGTTGCTCCATTGGTAAATGACAATAACACAAATCTATATTCAATTTTCTTAGCAAAAAATGAATTAAAAGATGCATTCTCAAGTATCTACAATTCATATAAAGTTAACTGGTTAGGTGCTAGTAGGTCGTTCTTTAATATTACATCATTCTCGGATGTTAATAGTAGCATATCAGATTCTTCTGTAACAAGTGCTTCAGTTGGAAGTTCTTCCAATATCAGTCCAGAAAATAACGAAATTGGAAAAGGTATTTCTACTAAAGGTGTTGGAAACAATGTTATCTCAACTTCTTTGTCTTTCTTTGCTAGAAGTATTCCAGTTAAATTTAACATTAATAGATTGAAACCAAATACAAATATTTCAGTCTTTATGGAGAGTAGAGATATTTCCCGTTGGGTTAATCCAGATTTTAGATATACTGGTATTGCAGGAAATTCTTTATCATCTTTTAACAGTCAAGTTAAGACTGATGAAAATGGTAATGCTAGTGGTATTATTTTAATTCCTGCTGGTCTTCCACCTAGAGAAAATGCAACATGGACTGGTGACACCAAAACAGTTGTATATGATACTGATGCTGATGAAATGAGATTCTCAACAGGAGTAAAGACTATTAGATTTACATCTAGTTCTACTGATGCACCTAAAGATGACGTAGATTCATACGCAGAAGTTAAGTTTTATGCAACGGGTCTTCTTCCAGAAAATCCATCTTCAATTATATCAACTACTCCTGCATTCTTTAAATCAAATGAAGGAATTCAAATTACTGATAGTAATACTGAAAATCCAATTAAACCAAATCCACTTGCCCAAACATTTAACGTAGAAGGATTTGAAGGTGGTGTATTCGTAACTAGTTTAGATCTGTTCTTCTCAGCAAAAAGTAGTACTATTCCACTGAGAGTCTATTTGACTGATACTCAAAGTGGTAAACCAGGAAAAAATATTATTCCAGGAACTCAAAAAATTCTAAATCCAGAAACTTATTTGAGAGTTTTTGCTAGTGAAACTTTAACTATTACTAAAGATGAAAAGGTAATTGGATCTTCTTCCAATGCATCTGGTCCTATTTCAAAAGTATTTGACAAAAATAATACCGCAGTTAATCCTTCAACAACAGGAGTATTTACTTTAACTAATGACCAAGTTTATACTTTAGTCTTAAGTAATCACAACGGTAAATTGTTTAAACCAGATGAACTTCTAGAAGTTCCATCTATAACAGAATCTAATAATACAAATAACAAAACATCAACTTTAAAAATTACCAAAGATTCCGGAAGAGTTACAGACCTAAAAGTTAAGAACACTGGATCAGATTACGATTCTGCAATCTTAACTATTGAAAGTCCTCAATTGCCGGGTGGTGGTAATTCAACTGCTACAGTTAGAGTTTCTGGTGGTAAGGTTTACCATACTGAAATTGTACTTCCCGGATCGGAATACACCGAACCTCCTGCAGTTATTATTAGTGGAACTGGAACTGGTAATGCTGGTGCTGAAATTGAGTCATTTATTACTATTGATAGTCCCGCAGTTCGTATGGGTATTGCTATTGATGAAGATGGAGTAACGGAATCAACTACTCCAACAAACTTTAAATTTGATTATCCAGTATATCTAGAATCAGATACCGAATACTCTATGGTTGTAGAAACAGATTCTACAGATTATCTTATCTGGGCGTCTAAGTTAGGTGAAACTGAAATTGCTACTAGTACTACAGTAACAACTCAACCTGCTTTAGGATCATTATTCAAATCTCAAAATACTAATAATTGGGTTGAAGATTTATTTGAAGATGTTAAGTTTAAACTTAACCGTGCAGAATTTGATACTTCAAGAACCGCATCTTTATTACTTACAAATGAAGATTTGGGATATGAAAAATTAGAAATTAATAGTGTTGAATCTAATGCAGAATCAAATACTTCTGCTACATCAACTCTGTTTAAGAATAATAATTTCATTCTTAAAATAAATCATCCGGATAATGGATTTGATTCTGATAAAAAATCATATGTATTCTTTAAAAATTGTTTAGATGTTGGTGGAGTTGCTGCTTCACAACTTAATAGTAGACTATATCAAGTTCATAATACGGGTATAGATTACTATAACATTTTCTCTAGTAGTAGATCTTCGTCAAATGCTTTTGGTGGAGGAGATTCCATCTTAGCATCATATAACAGAAAATTTGAAAAGTTACATGCAGTAGTTCCTTTCTTATCTTTTGGAAGTACAGAAGTTACCAGTTTTGTACAAACAACCAATGTTTCTCCAGTAGATGATAACGTTAATACATTTACTTCATATAGTCAAACTGGTTATGAAAAAACATTCTTGAATGAAGATATATTCTTTATCAATCAGAAGTTAATCGCTTCAAGAGTAAATCAAATTATTAATAATCTAGATAGGTCTCTTACATATAAAATGGATCTTTCAAGTTCTGTTTCTCATCTATCACCTATCATAGATCTATCTCGTTCCACCGTCAAAACTATTACAAACAAAGTAGAAAATGCGACAGGTTCTGAAGATAGATTTGGAAGAAAAAATCAAATCTTAGAATTTTATCCAGTATATAATTTTATTGTTTCTGGAATTGATACCACTACAGAAATTATTCAACCAAATCAGACTATTGCTGGATCCACAACCAATGCATCCGGTGAAATTATTAAAGTTACTGGTACTACAGTATATGTCAAGTTAAAAACTACTAATGCATTTACTCCAGGTGAACAATTAAGTTTTTCAAATCAAACTTTTGCCGGAACTACTACAGTAGCTTTGTCGGGTGCATCTAAAGAAGTATTCCAAATTCCTAATATAATTGTTCCTCCAACATATGTAACAGCAAGAAACCCATCAGTTCTTGCTGATACTTATGACAATAAAATTACAGGAAAAATTGTTTTATGGAATGAAAAATCTGGTAAATTAACTGTAGTCAATGATAAACAACCAATTTCTGATGATTACACAGGAAAGATTATTGACTCTGCATCATTTACAAGAAATGCCTCAGTTGATGCTCAAAACGAAGACATCTTTAGAGTTGGAGATATTTTATCATATCAAGATCAACCAAATGACGAATATAATTTCATTGAAATTTCTAAAATTACATATTCAAATGGTACGGATTATGTTTCTGATACTCAATCAAAAAATAGTTCTAGTGTTGCCAAATATGTAACTAAAGAAATTGCCATTGAAAATCCGGGAACATCAATTGATGTTAAGACTACTGTAAATGTGTCTGACATTGAAAATATTAAAATTCTTTATAGAATTAAAAAATCTTCTTCTCAAGAAAATTTTGATGATATTGAATGGGTATATTTCAATGAAACTGGAAATCCTGATGTAGATGTAATTGCATCTTCAGAAAATTCTATTAGTAGTATTTCAGAAAAACAAGATTCATATCAAGAGTTATCATATAGTATTGAAGATCTCCCTGAGTTTTCTTCATTCGCTATCAAGATCGTAATGAAGTCTAGTAATCCAGCATATGTTCCTAAAGTTCAAGACTTGAGAGCAGTAGCTTCTTATTAAAATGAAACACATAAAAGTTAAAAACGAAGATCACTTATACCGTGATTCTAGTACAGGCGCGATCATAAATACTGACAGATCTTCCTTTGAAAAATATAAGAAGTCTAGAAATAAGTTTCGTAATATGGAACAGGAATTAGACTACGTGAAAAATGAGGTCGGTGAAATCAAATCCCTACTGCACCAGTTGCTGAAGTCCAATGGTTCTTAGAAATGTAGCAAAATCTTTTAGTCTAGAACAACAAAGACTAGAAATTAATTTAATTGCTTCTGATGTGTATGCTTTAGAGCAGGGAGCGGTAGCACCTACTACCTATACCATGAACCCTGTTGATGGTAGTGGACCAGACAGGAAAATAATTAGACTTACAGGTTCTGATGGCATTAATGCTGATGTCGTATTAGTTGCAGGAACTGGTTTATCAATTGGATTATCCGGTGGTCAAATAACATTTACTAATAATGCAGTAGAAACTGATCCCGTATACAGTGCCTCTGCTGCAGCAAATGTAACTAATACTAAGATAACTAATTGGGATACAGCATATGGTTGGGGCAACCATACCTTATCGGGATATGCAACACAGATCTATGTTAATACTGCACTAACTAATTTAAACAATTGGGATACTGCATATGGTTGGGGTAATCATAGTGCTGCTGGATATTTAACTTCGGTTGCATTAAATGATATTACCGATGTTGATACCACAGGAGTTACTACTGGTCAAGCACTTATTTGGAATGCTCCTAGTAGCACTTGGATAGCAGGAACAGTTGCTTCATCAGGTGGTGGAATTGCATTAACAGATATTACTGTAACTTCTTTATCTCCTGGTACTGCAAGTTTAACATACGATAATACTACTGGTGTATTCAGCTATACACCTCCAGATCTTTCGGGATACTCCACATTCTCTGGAAGTTATAATGATCTAACTGACAAACCTACATTCTCAGTATCAGATCTATCTGATGTAAGTTCCACATCTCCATCAACTGGTCAGGTATTGAAATGGGATGGTGCAGAATGGTCACCTGCTGCTGATTTGACTGCATCTGGTACTGGTATTGCACTATCAGATATATCAGTTAATGTACTTTCAGTAGGTACTGCAAGTTTATCATATAATAATACTACTGGTGTATTCAGCTATACACCTCCAGATCTTTCGGGATACTCTACATTTTCTGGAAGTTATACAGATTTAACTAATCAACCCACATTATTCTCCGGAAGTTATACAGATTTAACTAATCAACCTACATTATTCTCAGAAAGTTATAATGATCTAACTGATAAACCTACATTATTTTCTGAAAGTTATAATGATCTAACTGATAAACCTACATTATTTTCTGGAAGTTACGTAGATTTAACTAATAAACCAACAATTCCTTCGTCATTAAATGATTTAATTGATGTATTAATTTCAGGAACTCCTAATGATGGAGCGGTTCTTAAATATAATGGTACGAATAGTAGATGGGAATTAGGTGCTGACCAAAATAGTGGAACAGGTGGTGGTGGATCAGGTGGCGGTGGTAATGTTGCCGTAGGGTCTATCATGATGTGGTCGGGGGCTATCGTTGATATTCCTACTGGATGGCAACTTTGTGATGGTACAGGCGATTCTCCTGATTTAAGAGATAGATTTGTTGTAGGTTCTGGTAGTACTTATGCAGTAGGATCTACGGGTGGTAATGCAGATTCTACTTTACCATCTCATACACATACTTTTTCTGGTAGTGGTACTTCAAACGGTACTACTGATAGTCAATTAAGTAATCACTCTCATAATGTTTCTGGTTCTGGTAGTACAAATAACACCGGAAGTCATAGTCATAACTGGGGTGCTAATACATGGGCAGTACAGAGTGGTAGTAATGCTGATGCATTAGATAATCCTCAAGGAAATGGTGGTGGAAATAAAAGTTCAAATACTTCTAGTTCAGGATCACACTCGCATAATGTAAGTATAAGTGGAAGTACAAATAGTTCAAATCTAAGTCATAGTCACAATGTTAGTGTTAATGTAAGTCTTAGTGGTAATACTGGAACTGCGGGTATCTCTTCTGTTGGAACAAATATCCCCCCATATTATTCATTATGTTTTATATACTGCACAACTGCTTCTGGTGGCAGTACTAGTAATTTTATTGAACTAGATGATTTATCAGTTAATGTACTCTCAGCAGGTACGGCAGATTTATCATACAATGATGCTACAGGATTATTTTCATATACACCACCAGATCTTTCAGGATACTCTACATTCTCTGGAAGTTATAATGATCTAACTAATCAACCTACATTATTTTCAGGAAACTATAATGATCTAACTAATCAACCTACATTATTTTCAGGAAGTTATACAGATTTAACTAATAAACCAGCAACTCCTACAGGATACACAAATTCTGATGTTGACTCGCATTTAAATGTAACATCTCCTCCAACTAATGGTCATGTATTAAGTTGGAATAATGGCGACTATGCTTGGGTAGCACAATCTAGTGGCGGTAGTAGTGGAGGTTCAGGAACAACATATCAATGGGCAGATGGTGTAGTAGCGTCTGGATGGAGTGCTAGCGACCTTTCATCTGAGATGTTTGATGGAAGTTTGACTAGTTGGTCAAAAGCAGAAACTACAAGTGCAGATTACCTAGGATGGGATAATACTGCTAATGGTGCAAATCTTCCCATACTTAATGGTCCTGTAGAAATTTTTGTTAGATATGCAGATACTGCAAATTACACGTATGAAGTAAATGGAGCATCTGTTACTCCAGATGTAAGTGGAGCGGTAGGAGCTACTGGTGGTTGGGTTACTCTTACTTCTGGGACTGCTGGTAGTTTTAAAGTTTCAACTACAAATACCAGTTTAAATATTTCAATTTCCGGTGTTAAATCAAACGGATTATTATTGACTCCAACTGCATTATACAATGACACTAATGGTTCTTATGAAAATTCTAATGTAGATTCACATCTCAATATTAGTAGTGCTTCTTCAGGTCAAATTCTCAGTTGGAATGGTTCTGATTATGCTTGGGTAGCAGATCAGACTGGTGGCAGTGGTGGCAGTGGTTCATCAGATCCCATAGGTACTATTGTTGCCTGGGCAGGATCAGTAGCATCTATTCCTAGTGAGTATCAACTTTGCGACGGAAGTGCCGCATCAACATCAGAACTTCAGGCAATCACCGGTTCTAATGTACCCGATTTAAGAGATAGATTTATTGTTGGTGCCGGTTCTGCATATGTTGTTGATGCTATTGGTGGTAGTACTGATTCTATTTTAGTACAACATTTTCACGCAGGTCCTGAACACTCTCATGGAATAACCACATCCTTTAATATTAGTGGTAATGGTACTACTAGTACTGAAGATGTCCCCCACACGCATGCTATTCAGGGAACTGTAGGAACTGGTTCTGGTCTGGCATTAGGAACTAATTATACCGGTGATTATTCACCAAGAAGTACAAATGCAGCAACTGATACAAATCATAGTCATACATTTAGTTTTAATACTACAGCAAATCTTTCTGGAAGCACCATTGCTAGTGGTACTGGAAGTACGACTACAGTAGGTGAGAGTGGATCAGGAAAGAATCTTCCACCATACTACTCTCTTTGTTACATGATTAAGCACACTGCTTCTTCTAGTAGTGGAGGTATTGCTCTAACCGATATTTCAGTAAGTGTTAATTCACCAGGAACTGCCGGTCTTTCTTATAATAATGGTACAGGTGTATTTACTTACACACCACCAGATTTGACATCAGGATCTGATACTTTAGATACTGTTCTTGCTAGAGGTGCAACAACAACTAGGGATATTAACACAACAGGTAAAGTATATTTTGCAAACGTATTCTCTACCACTGGAGATCTTCCAAGTGCATCCTCTTATCATGGCATGTTTGCTCATGTACATGGAACTGGTAAAGGATATTTTGCACATGCAGGTGCTTGGGTTCCATTAGCAAATGAATCTCAAATTGCGAATGCAACTGAATGGGATACTGCATATGGTTGGGGTAACCACGCTAGTGCAGGGTATTTAACTTCTATTGGAAATATCAGTGGACATACTGATGTAAATGCATCGTCAGCAAGTGATGGAGATGTTTTAACATGGAATAGTAGTAGTAGTACTTGGACTCCTCAGGCATCATCAAGTGGTACAAGTGGAACAGTTACTCAGATAGATACAGGAACAGGAATTAGTGGCGGTCCTATTACATCTAGTGGGACTATAGAATTAGCAGATACTGGTGTTACAGCAGGTACATATAATAATCCAGACCAAATTGTAGTAAACGGTCAAGGACAGATTACTTCCTTGACTCAGGGTGCAGGGGCATCAATTCCAACTGGAATTATTGTGATGTGGTCTGGTTCTGCAAGTAGCGTTCCTTCTGGTTGGGCATTATGCAATGGTCAGACGGTTTCAAGTAGTACTACTCCAGATCTAAGAGGAATGTTTATTGTGGGTTCCGGAGGAACTTACAGCACAGGAGATACTGGTGGTAGTGAAAATGTAACTTTAACAACATCAAATTTACCTTCCCATACTCATACTATTTCTTCCCATACTCATAATATTGGTAATCACAGTCATACTGTAGACAGTCATTCCCATAATATCGGAAATCATAGTCATAATGTCGGAAATCATAGTCACAATTTTAGTGGCAGTGGTTCCGGTAATACAAATAACACTGGAAATCATACTCATACAGGCACAAAACCTATACCACTGTATGTCAATAGTGGAGATACTGATAGAGGAACTGGTAGTTCTAATTTTAGTGTTGATACTACTACAACTCAATCAACCAATTCTAATGGTTCTCATTCACATAATGTGTCTGTCTCAGTTAGCGGATCTACTAACAGTGGTGGTCCTGGATCAACTGGAAGTTCTAGTGGTTCAACCGGTGCTTCTGCACCAAGTACAAATGCTGCTTCGGGAGTTATTGGTGATGGTGGAAGTGGTGATACTGGATCTATCGGAGATGGAAATGCACACGAAAACAGACCTCCGTATTATTCATTGGCATACATTATGAAGGTATGATAAATAATCAAAAGACTGTCCCAGTAGCGTAATATCAATGGTATTAAGGAATGTAGCTAAAACTTTCAGTCTGGAACAGCAAAGACAAGAGATTAACTTGCTTGCTGCTGATCTGCACGCCCTCAGTGGTATTTCTGAAACTGATCCAGTATTTACAGCATCTGCAGCTTCGTCTGTAACTGCACAAAATATTAGTGATTGGAATTCTGCATATCAGTTTACCTCAAATTTTCAAGAATCCGATCCTATATTTACATCATCTGCTGCTTTTGCAGTAACTCATTTAAGAATTGCTAATTGGGACAGTGCATTTCTATGGGGTAATCATGCTAATGTAGGGTACTTATTAAAGTCCACTATCAATATTTCTGATAATCAACCAGGAAATCCATCTAATGGTGAACTTTGGTGGAAGAGTGATAGTGGTGTATTGAAAGTTTATTATGAAGATGGTGATACAAATCAATGGGTAGATGCTAGTCCTACCGCTGCATCCGCTACTAGCGCAAAAGTATTAACAGCAGATGTACCTCCTGCAAATCCAGTTAATGGCGATTTGTGGTGGAAGAGTGATAGTGGGACATTAAAAGTATATTTTGCAGATTCTGATAGTAATCAATGGGTTGACGCATCTCCGGCAGGAGGAATTACTAGTGGCGGTGGAGGAGGATCTCCATCAATTCTATATGCTGATGTATCATCGTTCCCTGCAGTAGCAGATTCGGAAAGTAAATTTGCATATGCAGATGATACGGGAATAATGTATTACTCCAATGGAGTAAGTTGGACCAGTCAAAGATTAGTAACTACAAATAGTACCACGTCTTCGGATTTTGCAACACTTCTAGGTAATACTCAACTTACTTATAATATTAATGTTGTTGATTTTACTACAGGAACTACGGCAGAGAATGACGCAAGAAAAATAATTAGACTTGAAGATTCTGGTGGTACTACAGATCAAATTGTTTTAGTTGCAGGAACTGGACTAGCAATTAGCGATTCTGGTGATGAGATTCAAATTGATTTGACTGCAAACATTGCAAACTCTACATATTCTATCTCTGCAGAAACTGCGGCAGGAGCAGCAAGTTCTAAACTTACTTTAACTGATAATGCTGGAACTACTGATGATATTACATTTGCTGGTGCTGACGGTTTAGTTGTAGAAAGAACTGATGCTAACACACTCACCTTCAGAGCACCATCTGGTGCTAGTGGTGGATCATATACAACAGAAGATGCCCAAGATGCTGCAGGATTGTTATTCAGCAATGGAACTCATACTGGTATTACTTTTACATATGATGACAATAATAATAGTATTGATGCTGTAGTCACTGGTGGTGGAGGTGGTGGAGGCACTACCTATGATTTGCTTGGTTCAAATACAACCAGTAATAATGCAATTCTTACATTGCGTGATGCTGCTAATAATGATGACACTATTGAATTTACAGGAAGCAACGGAACTGATGTTACTTGGGATAGTGCTAACAGTAAGATTACAATTAATAGCACTGATCCAGTCCAATCAGATTGGGATGCTACTTCTGGATTAGCACAGATCCTTAACAAACCATCCATTCCATCTGCATATACATTACCTGCCGCTACAACATCTACACTTGGTGGTGTTATTCCTGACGG